AACAGTGAACAGATATTCCGTAACAATCCAAATATCGTTTTCCCCGGAAATGAAGGCCGCGGGAACGTCCAGTGGATCCCGTTCTACAAAGGGAAGCGCGGCTATAACCGACAGGGCGACGGCCAGTGGATTTGGAATCTGGAGTGGAAGTGCGTACCGGGTCAGATTTTCCTGAGTTCTTCTGAACTGGAGCACGCCAAGAGGGTCGGCTCAAATTTCGTTGTCATCGAGCCGAATGTTCCGATGTGGAAGTCGTCCGCGGTCAACAAGCACTGGCCGTTGGAAAGATATCAGGCTGTTTCTGACCAGCTTATCAAGTCCGGATTTCAAGTGTCGCAGATGTTCCCAGACGCCAAGGCGGGGCCGAGGCTTCAAGGCGTAAGGCAGATCAGGACTCCGACGTTTCGGGATGCTGTAGCGGCGCTTAAGAGATCGTCTCTCTACATAGGACCGGAAGGCGGAATGCATCACGCTGCCGCGGCTGTTGGCGTTCCTGCAGTGGTGTTGTTCGGCGGCTTCATTCCACCGTCGGTGACGGGTTACGACACGCACACTAATCTAGTCGGGTCGGATCATTTTTGCGGGTCGTTCAATGCCTGCAAGCACTGCGCGGATGCAATGAATTCGATCAAGGCCGAAACCGTAATTAAAGCAGCGAAGGAACGTCTCTAGTGGTCGACATGATGCAGCCGGCGGGCGCCTCTTACAAAGTCCAACGGCGCGTTGCCGGGTCAAACAATATCCGCCTCGACGGAATCGCGGACCTTCTGCTTCGAGCCAAGGGAAAGACGGTTTTCGATATCGGATGCAATCGCGGAATGGTCGGCTATCAGTTCGCCGAACATTATGCATCGATGGTGCACGGCTGCGACAAATACGAAAAGGGCATCGAGACCGCGCGGGAAGTGTTCGCCGACCGCAGGGACGTCGAGAGCCGTTTCGAAGTCGTCGACCTTACACAGGGTCGCGGTGCACTCAAGATTTTCGACCAGTCCGGTTACGACATCGTCTTGTGTCTCGCTACCTATCACAAGCTTAAGCGCATCATGCCGCCGAAAGATCTGACGGACCTGATGCAGTTCTTCGGCAACTGGACGAAGAAGTATTTCGCCTGGCGCGGCACCTCGGACAAGCCACAAGAGAACGAAGAAGAAATCCGCATGCTGGACCGTGATTTGGCTATGTGCGATCTGCGCCGCATTCATACGTCGTATCTATCGACGGACCTTGGCGTGGCCGCGATCTGGGCTCGCCGCACATGAACTATTTGGATGGAGCGCTTCAGGATCCGACCGAGATTGCGGAGTATTGCGACATCTTGCGAACTGAAGAGGTCAGTCTTTACCTCGAGGTCGGGTCTAAGTACGGCGGCTCACTTTGGCGAGCCGCCCAGGCGATGCCGAAAGGTTCTCGGATCGTTTCGATTGATTTGCCGAACGGTACAAAGGCGTGGAAGGAAAGCCGCGCCTCGCTTGAAGCTTGCGTAGCGGAACTCAATCGGACCGGTTACGACGCGCGGATCATTTGGGGCGACAGCACTTCGCCGGAAGTCATCCGGAAGGCGGCGCTGGCCGGGCCGTATCATGCAATCATGATCGACGGCGACCATCGCAAGCCGGGTCTGACGAAGGATTGGGAGAATTACGGTCCGCTTTCGCGCGGCATGGTGGCGTTCCACGATATCTCCTGGCGCCGCGCGCCGGAGTGGGTCGGTGTCCGGATCGATGTTCCGGAATTCTGGGACACGCTCAAGAAGGACTATCGGCACAAGGAAATACGCCACTGTCCGACGGGCAAGAACAACGGCATCGGTGTTCTGTGGAAGGATTGACGATCGCGACGTGGCGCTGGGGATCGAAATATCCCGGCTACTATGTCGAAAGGCTAAAGAGTGCACTGCAGCGACATTTAAAGCAGGAGTTTCGCTTCGCCGTATTCGCCCCCGAAGAAGAGGACGAATACCTGACGAAAGTTCCGGGATGTTTCTGCCGCCTCCGGATGTTTGATCCGGAGTGGCAGCAGAAGCACGGCCTTGTCGGCCGGATCGTATCGGTCGACCTTGACGTTGTGATAACCGGTGAACTTGACGGCCTTTTCGATCGGCCGGAAAAGTTCGTCATTCTGCAGGGCGCAAACTCGTCAAATCCATGCCCCTACAATGGCTCCGTTTTCATGTTCAGGGCGGGGACGAGGCCGGACGTCTGGAAAGACTTCAGCTTAAAGCGCGCGGGAGAGGTCCCGTTCTTTGAGTTTCCCGACGATCAGGCTTGGTTTGCCGCAAAGATACCGAATGCCGGTGCGTGGAAGGCCGGAGCCGAGAGCGGCCTTTATGCCTTCAAGAAGCCGGGCTGGCCGGCCGGTGATGATCTTCCGAAAGATGCAAAGATGGTTGTCTTTCCGGGGTGGCGAGATCCAAGCAAGTTTGGTCATCTAAAATGGGTCGGGCAACACTGGCAATGATCGACCATCGCGCTCACGTCGACGACGATACCGAACTCGGCGATGGCACGAAGGTCTGGCAGTTTGCCTCCGTCATCCGAGGCGCAGTTCTGGGCCGGCATTGTGTGGTCGGCGCGTGCGCCAATATCGACGGCGCTAAGCTGGGTAATGCATGTAGGGTAGGGCATGCCGCGTCCCTTCATCCCGGCCTGCTTGCCGGCGATGAGGTGTTCTTCGGACCCGGGGCGATTGTTTGCAACGACCCGTGGCCGCGCGTTCGCGCAACGGATTTTGACTTGAAGAAGCTTCTGGACGGGTTCGTATGCGTCCGCATCGGAAACCAAGCCAGTATCGGAGCCGGAGCGATCGTTCTGCCTGGCCGGACGATCGGCGACAACGCGATGATATCGGCCGGTGCAGTGGTAGAGATTGACGTTCCGGCCGGTTATCTCTTGAAGCGAAACGGTGAACTGGTGGAAATAGATCGGCGCCAGATTGCTCATATGCGCGCCGTGGCCTGATGCAACTTTGCGTGGCGACGTGCCTCTGGGACGCAAACGAAAAGTCGCAGCCATTCTCTAGAGGGTACGACGAAAGCTGGGTCGAGAAGCTTTACAACGGGTTCGCTAGAAACCTTTCGGTTCCGTTCCGGTTCGTGGTTTTCACCGATTATGAGAGGGATTTTCCGGAGCCGATCGAGCAAGAGAGTCTGATAACTGAAAACCCGGACTACGGGTGCTTCACGGAACCGTATCGCCTCAACTGCCCGATGATCTTGGTTGGCCTCGATACCATTGTGGTCGGTAACATCGATCACTTTGCAGAATACTGCATGAACGGGACGAAGGTGGCGCTGCCTCGGGATCCTTATCTGCCAGAGCGTTCCATCAACGGAGTGGCGCTAGTTCCCGCCGGCCAGCGCCGCATATTCGATCTTTGGCGCGGCGAGAACGACATGGAGTGGCTGCGGACGTTCCAGTGGCAACCGATAGACGATCTCTGGCCCGGCCAGGTCGTTTCGCTAAAGGCGCATAAGGTGAGGGACGTGGGTTTGAAGGAGGCGCGGATCGTCTACTTTCACGGCGTTCCCAAGCCTCCATCGCTAATGCATCTTGACTGGGTCCAAAAACATTGGCGTTGAAGATGCCATTCAGTTCCGGCCGACCCGAGACCCTTTGCGGTGCAGGATCGATGCTGGAGCACACAGTCTCTATCCGGGCATGGCTGCCTACTCTGTTTCGTCACTTGGGTATCAGGTCGATCATGGACGCGCCGTGTGGTGACTTCAATTGGATGGCGCATACGGATCTGTCTGGCATCGATTATATCGGTGTCGATTTCGATCCGGAGCATTTAGCGAGAGCCTCTGAAACTAAATCGGCGGGTGCATCCTTCGCGCCGAAGTCCAAGCGACTTTTGGAACTAGACATCGTCAACGATCACTTGCCACGCGCAGACCTAATGCTTTGTCGAGAGTTTCTGCAGCATCTTCCGAACGAACGAGTCCACAAGGTTCTGGAGAACTTTCGCGATAGCGGCTGCGAGTGGATTCTGACGACGTCGCATGGAAACTTGTTCAATGTGGACATTCCGGCTGCGGGAATGTTTCGTCCGCTAAACCTTAAAGAGATGCCGTTCAGTCTTCCGGTGCCACATGGCTACGTCGGCGACGAGCCGGGGAGCGATAGAATTCTCGGGCTCTGGCACCGTTCGGACTTTTAATGATTGATCCTGGAAAGGTGGCGTTCTGGGTTCCGCCAGAGCTAAAGAACTTCAAGAGGAAGCTGTTCGACAGGATTGGCGCTGGGATCAAAGCGCAGGGTGGGACTATCCTATACGACGACTTCACGCAGCTCGCTCGGCTGCCGGACAAAATGATCCCCGTCGTCGGCTGTTCGCCATATCTGAAGCCGCTCGTGCAGGAGTGGAGAGCAACAAAGAGGAAGTTTATCTATTGGGACCGCGGCGCAGTGCGGCGCGTGTTTGCGACTGACCTTCCTCAGGGAATCAACGGTGGCTATTATCGCTGGTGCGTTGACTCCTTTCAGATGAATAAGATTAAGCCGGTCAACGATCTGCGCTGGAAGTTGATGGATACTGCCGTTTGGGACTGGAGCCGGGACGGAAAGCACATAGTAATTGCCGAACCGTCGGCGACATACCAGAAATTCCACGGAATTGAGGGATGGACTGAGCGGACGGTCGCGGAGCTGAAGAAATACACAAGTCGGACCCTAGTGTTTCGCGACAAGGAAATGCAGCGTTCCGGCCGCAAGCTACATGAGGACTTAAAGGGCGCTCACTGCCTAGTCACGCACGGCAGCAATGCCGCGGTTGAGGCGGTGATCATGGGATGCCCGGTGTTTGTTCATCCGGATTCCGCCGCATCTCTAGTAGGTTTGACGGACCTGAGCTTGATCGAAACGCCGGTCTATCCGGATCGTCAGGCTTGGTGCAATTCGCTGGCTCACTCTCAATGGAATGAGGGTGAGATGTGCAACGGCATTATGTGGCGGATGCTCGAATGACAATGCAGGCCGGCAAGCTGGACAGGAAAATTACTATCCAGCGCAAGTCTGTCACCAGTTCGAATTCCGGCGAGCCGGTAGAGTCCTGGGTGAACCTTGCGGTTCGGCGGTCAGCTTCGATGTGGCCCTTCCGTGCGACGGAAGGCTTTGCGGCACCGGAAACGACTTCATACGAGCAGATAGAATTCAGGGTTCGGTATTCCGCTGATGTGGCGGCTTTGTCTCCGAAGGATCGGGTTATCCATCCGGCCTTAACCGAGGCGCAAGCAGCGGACTCGGGCTACGCGATACCGGAGCGGTCAATTCACGACGTCGTCGGCGTGCTGGAAATCAATCGGCGTGAAGGGCTTAAGATCATCACCAACCGGCGTCCGGACGTATGAAGGACATTCGGCCAGCGCTTCGTTCATTCCTCCGTGCTGATCCGACCATTGCCGGTCTGGTAGGAGCGCGGGTGTATCCGATCAAGCTTCCTCAAGGGACGACCGGCGACAGCATCGTCTACAATCGCATTTCAGGCAGCGGCGACTATCATCTTCAGGGTCTCTCGGGCTTCGCCAATCACCGATACCAAATCGACGCATGGGCATCGACGGCCGACAAAGCTACCGCACTGGCAGACGCCATACGCGATCGGATTGATGGATTTCGCGGAGACATGGGGACTGATAGCCCGCCCGTTGTGACGGTGCAGGGCGTCTTCATGGCCGATCAACGGGAAGATTACGACGACGAGGCAAAGCTTCACCGGATGAGCCGGGACTACTTTATAAACTTCATGGAACTCTGATGGCCACGAAGTTTAAAATTGAAGGGTTGGCAGAGCTAGACGAGGCCCTCAAGGAATTGCCAAAGGCAACCGCTCGAAACGTCCTACGACGAACTCTTATTTCGCAGGGCGAGCCAATCAGGGCGGACGGCGAGCGCAACGCGCCAAAGGACAAGGGCGGACTGAAGGCCTCCTACACGATCGGGACGAAACTTTCACGCCGTCAGAAGTCGCAGAACAAAAAGGAAAGCGACGTCGAAATCTACATCGGTCCTGGCCCGCATGCGAAGGGCGTACAGACTGAATTCGGCAACGCGCACCAAGCGCCGCACCCGCATCTGAGGCCGGCGTTCGACGCTAACGTGAAGCGGGTTCTCGACGGTATCAAGAACGAACTGGCAGACCAGATCGAAAAGGCGAGAGAGCGTCTGGCGCGCAAGGCGGCCAAGATCCTCGCGAAGATGAATAAGTAACCGCTGCCCTGCGGTAATTCTTAAAACCTCGGCGCTTCAGGGCAAGCGCACCATCCTCAAAATACGGAGACAGAACGATGGCCGCTTCGCAGGCAGCGCTTGGCTATGGCAGCTATTTCAGGATCAGCAACAATGACTCGCCAGGCATCTACACCGACATTGCGGAGGTGTTCAACATAACGCCTCCGAATTTCGAGGCGGATGACGTCGACGTCACGCACAACCAGAGCCCGAACCGGACCCGAGAAACGATCGCCGGCCTGAAGACGCCCGGTGATTGCTCGTTCGAAATGAACTTCATCCCAGGCTCCGCATCGGACGTCCTGATCCGGCTTCTGCTCGGAACGGGCGAGCAGCGCGCATGCCAGATCCAGTTTCCGAATGCGGTGACGTGGAGCTTTCTAGCTTCGGTCAAGGGCTACGAAGTCTCGATGCCGACTGACGACAAGATGTCCGCGACCGTATCTATGCAGGTCAGCGGCGATATCACCTCGTCGATCTAATGAGTGACGCTGTCCTCGGTTACGGGACGCTATTCCAGACCAGCGACGGAAACTCGCCCGCCGTCTGGTCGACCGTAGCGGAAATAACCAACATCACGCCGCCGGGGCCGTCGCGGGACAACATCGATCTCTCTCACGAGAACGGCCCCGATGAGTGGCGCGAGAATATGCCGGGCCTGAAGTCGCCCGGCGAGATCAAGCTGGAATTCAACTTCATTCCGGGCGGTTCGGCTTACGGCGATCTATTCGCCGAGTTCGACGACAAGGAAATCAGGGCGCGGCGCATCGTATTTCCGAACGGGCAAGTCATGGGCTTTTCGGCGTTCCTAACCGCTCTCGAATCCGATGCGCCCATTGATGCGCAAATGAAAGCAACGGCGACGTTCCAACTATCCGGGCAAGTAGACCCGATCACATAAACGGAGGCTTAAATGGCGAACAGGTTCAAAGGGGAGGTCCCCTTCAAGTCCGGAGAGAAAGAGTACACGCTTCGGTATTCGGCGAACGCGCTCTGCGAATTAGAGGATGCCCTCGAGATGGGCGTCAACGCGGTGGCGTCGCAGTTGGCAGACCCCGAGAGCATGCGATTGAAGATGGTCCGGGTCGTCTTCTGGGCTGGCCTTAGAGATAACCACAAGGATGTCACGCTTCTTCAGGCGGGCGAGATCATCACCGACCTGTCGCTCACGAAAGCTATGGGCTTGGTCAGCAGCGCATTCCAACTCGCGTTTCAGGATGACTCCAAAGCGCACCCTCAGCAGCCGGGCAAGAAAAGCCCGGAGGCGAAGAGCGCGGGTGGGACTGGCTTACAATCCTGAGGCAGTGGGAGGAAGCCGAACTCCCTCCATCTCAGTTCTGGTCGAGCACGCCGCGGCAAATCTCAGCCTCATTCGAGGCCCGGCAAGCGGTTTTAATCCGGCATCAGAACGATCGAGCTTGGCTCGCCTGGCATGTCGGCGCTCTTTCCAGGCCGATGAAGAAATTCCCGTCGCTGGAATCTATGCGGATTAAGAGTCCGACCAAGCCGCGCCAAACCATAGAGCAGCAGATAGCTATCGCGCACATGATGTCGGCGCGAGGGCTCGGCAAGATAGGCAAGGCAAACTGAAGCATGGCCGCCGGAAATAGCGTTATCGGAGCCCTCCGCGTAGTCCTCGGTGCGGACACGGCTGCTCTTGATAAAGGCCTGAAGGATTCGCAGTCGAACCTTGCTGCCTTCGGTGCCGCGGTTGGTGCCGGGATGGCTGCGGTTGCGGCGGCGGCGGTCGCAGCCGGCGCCGCTCTAAGCGTAGCGATGAAGACCACGATCGACGATATGGACAAGCTGTCCAAGTCGTCGCAGAAGCTCGGTATCCCGATCGAGCAGCTTTCGTCGCTTCAGTATGCGGCAAGCCTGGCTGATGTTTCCTTCGAGACGCTCAGCAAGTCCGTTGCAAAACTGTCGAAGACGATGGTCGAGGCCGCGGCCAAGCCGACCAGCGAGGCCGCGAAGGCATTCGCGGCTCTTGGCGTCTCGGTAAAGGACAGCGAGGGAAAGCTAAAGTCTTCCGACTCCGTCCTTGGCGAAGTTGCCGAGAAGTTCTCGGGCCTCAAGGACGGTGCCGGAAAGACGGCAGTTTCAATGGCTCTGTTCGGCCGGGCTGGCGCCGAACTGATCCCGTTGCTGAACGACGGCAAGGCCGGCCTAGAAGGCATGAAAGAGGAGGCCGAGAAGTTCGGCCTCATTATCGACGGCAAGACTGGCAAGGCGGCTGAGGCATTCAACGACAACCTGACGCGGCTGAACGCGGCATGGAAGGGCATTGTTGCCCAGGCGACCGCTCAAGTTCTGCCGTCAATGGTGGCCATCACCGATGCGATGGTGGAGACGGCCAAGAATTCCGGCATTCTGGCAACGGCACTAACCGTTGTGGCGAATGCCATGAAGGTTCTGGTTACGTCGGGCGTCATTGTCGGCGCGGTGTTCCAGTCCTTAGCGCAATACATTTCGACGGTCTCGGCCGCAATTAATCAGGTCGTGAAGGGGCAGTTCACGGCGGCTTTCGATACCCTCAAAGGTGGCGTATCCTCGATAGGTGAGACCGCAACCAGGTCGTTTGGTACGGTCGATAAGCTTTGGAGGGGATCGGCTGACGGCGCCGAGAGCGCGGCGGTCTCTACGGAGAAGTCCAGCAAGGCTCTGAAGGATTTCAACTTCGCCGCCCTGGGTGCCAAGTCTGCGGTCGACTCATTCATCGAATCGCAGACGAAGGGTCTGGCGTCTCAACAGGCAGAAATCGCTACATTCGGGCAATTGGCGGGTGCCAAGGAAGCTTTGAAAATTCAGCTTCAGGCCGAAGCGATTGCGATGCAAAACAATACGGTGATTACCGCTGCGCAGCAGGCCCAGCTTGATATTCTAAAGCAGAAGACTTCCGATTACGCTCTGACGCTGACGGGATTACAGACGACGCAGGCGAACCTGTCGCCGGCTCAGCTACTTCAGCAAGAGCAGGCGAAGATAAACGCTCTGTTCGATGCTGGCAAAATCAGTGCCGACACCTACGGCGATGCCATGAAAAAGGCCGCGGAAAACGCCGGGGCTAACTGGGCTACGGCCGGCGCGCAGATGGCAGGCGGCTTCGCCGATCTCGCTAACGCCTTCTCGAAGTCGAACAAGGAAATGGCTGTCGCCGGCAAGGCGTTCGGCATCGTCCAAGCTACGATCAATACTTACACGGCGTTCACGAAGGCTCTCGCGTCCGCGCCTCCGCCGTTCAACTACGTGCTGGCGGCGGGAGTTCTGGCGGCTGGTATGGCCAAGGTCGCTGCTATTTCCTCTCAGAGCACTTCGGGAATGATGACCGGCGGCGCAATGACGGTGCGCGGCAGCGGAGGTCCGGACTCGGTGCCAGTTCAATTCATGGCCTCGCCGGGAGAGCAGATCGACGTGTGGAGGCCAGAGCAGGGTGGCGGGCAGGATCCGCGGCGAGGAGCAAGTGCGGGCGCGACTGTAAACCTCTCGATGCCGATTGCGACCACGCGTGATGCTCTGCGCAGCTTGATCGAAGGTCTGAACGATATGTTTGCCGATGGCTACAAGCTGAACGTGGTCCCGGCCTGATGTCGCTGGTTATCTCCAGTGCCATTGTTGTTTCGGGAGCGGCAGATGACCTGTCACTAAATCATCCCGTGATTGGATGGCATAACCTAGTTACGTCATCCACCATCGTTGCCGACAATGAAGAGACCAATTACCCCGCATCCAACTTAGCAAATCCGGCAACTCATCTTGAGTGGCGGTCAGATGACGATGGTGACCAGTATCTCACCATCACGACGAATGAAGTCGATCCGATCGACTATCTTGCTGTGGCTGGGCACAACTTCTTTTCGGAAGAAATTCCGACCTCAGTAGAGGGCTACATAGGCGGAGTTTGGACCGAGATCGTCGAAGAGGTGATGCTTCCTGATGATGGGCCGGCCATCTATCGATTTGAGGCGCAGTCGCTTAGCGCGATCAGGCTGAAAATGCAGGCTCCGGTGGATGCGCTGCCTCGGGCCGCAGTGGTCTATGTTGGAAAGCTGCTCGTGATCGAGCGTAAAATCTACGTCGGTCACACTCCGTTGCCGGACGGGATTAAGACAAGCGTCGTTAACGGAAGAAGCGAAAGCGGAAAGTTTCTCGGTAGAATCCAGCTTGGAGAGTGGCGGGAATCCACTATCCCCCTCTCGTTGGTTTCGCCTGACTGGTTCCGGACCTACATGCGGCCGTTCCTACGCGATGGAAAGAATCTTCCATTCTTCTTCGCGTGGCGGCCGGAGGATTACCCCTTCGAAACTGGGTATGCCTACCTGATGGAGGATCCGGCTCCTACTCCTGTAGGACCAAACAATCTGATAGCGTTTGATATGAAGGTCAGCGGCGTCGTATGACTTCGCTTCAAAGCCTGACCTTTATCGAGATCGATATTGAGTTCTGCAGCTTGGTTTACGGTGTGCCGCCATGCATGGCGTCTCTTGTTTCGTCGCCGCCGACCGGAACGATCAAGTGCTTTAACAGCCGGGCGACCTGCCAGGACATCGACAATTTTTCTCCTGAAGACGTCACGCTTCGGTTTGCTAGGCCGACAACGTTCCTGCCCCGTTCGATCGATTGCATTCCGTCGATCTTGGAGGTCTCTTACACTCCTTCGACGATATCTCTAGGGAAAAACCTTGGAACTCGCGCAACCTTGAGCGTGACGTTCAGGGATCACCCGCATTCAGATACTGGAGAGGGTTACGACAAATATATATCTGACCGGGATTACGACCCGTACAGCCAGGGCACGTACTGGGGGAAATTTAGAGCGCGCCAACCGTTTGTTCGCGGCCGTCCGTTGCGATGGATTACGGGTCTAGTTGGGCAAGACATCGAGTATATGGAAAGGCGACATTTCGTCATCGACAGTTTCGACGGCCCAACACCTGACGGACGATATACGGTCGTCGCTAAGGACATTCTAAAGCTAGCTGACGGAGACCGGGCTCAGGCGCCGTTGATGTCCAACGGTTTTCTATCTGCTGATATGAATGCGTCGATAACGGGAGCCGCATTGCTTCCGTCGGGCATCGGTAACGCTGAGTATCCGGCTTCGGGATACCTCAACATCGGCGGAAATGAGATCGTTTCGTTCACGCGAACCGGAGACAGCCTCACGATTGCCAGAGGACAACTCGGCAGCACGGCAACCACGCACAAGGCGCAGGACAGGTGCCAGCTTGTGCTTCGATATGTCGGAGAAGATGTCGCTGATATCATCCAGGATCTTCTCGAGAATTATGCTGACGTGCCACCCGGTTACATTTCCGTGTCGGACTGGCAGGAGGAAACTGCGGCGTTTCTTGGTAGCGTCTATACGGCGAACATATGCGAGCCAACGTCGGTTGCCACACTTGTCTCCGAACTATGCGAGCAAGCCGGCCTGGCGATCTGGGACGACAATATAGAGCGCAAAATAAGACTTCAGGTCCTGCGAGGCATCGTCACGGACGCCGCTACATTTAATCCCGACAACATCAGACAGGGAACCCTAACCATTAAGGAGCAGCCAGACACCCGGCTCTCTCGCGTTATTACTTATTTCGGTCAGAAGGATCCGACGAAGCCCCTGTCCAATCTGGATAACTACAGGTCGACGTCATCGGTAGTCGATAGCGCGGCTGAAGATGATTACGGCTCGGCCTCGATTAAAACGATTCTTTCTCGATGGATTCCTGAGGCGGGGCGAACGGTCGCGGATCGTTTAGGAGAAATCGTCCTTGGTCGCTTTCGCGATCCGCCACGGCGGCTGACGTTTGAAACGGCTCGATATGCCGAAACGGATGTGTCGTTGGGGATAGGGTATCGCGTAGAGGCGTTCTGCGTTCAGGACGCCACCGGTGCGCAGTCAGACATTCCAATTCAGGCGACGCGCGTCAACCCTGGACCGGATCGGTTTTCTGTTGAGGCTGAGGAGATGCTTTGGAGCGCTCCAGAAGCGGACTTGGCAAACCGCCAAATCGTGTTCGGCGCGGATACGTACAACATCAATCTGAGAGACTCGCACGACTCGATCTATCCGGAGCCAGTTTCCGGAGACGTTGTTACCTGCACGATCAACGCTGGCGTCGTGATCGGGTCTGTGTCGTCGACCTTGAGGGCCTTCGATGTAGGCTCATGGCCGTCCGGTGTCATTCTCAACGTCATACTCAACGGCCAGATCCGCGGCGCGGGCGGTCCGGGCGGAGAGGGCGGTTCTTGGAGCGGCGGAAACGGCTTGCCAGGCGGTGCGGGCGGGACTGCGCTATATTTGAGATATCCGATAAATCTGACGTACCCAT